GGTATCCGTTCTGCTGAAGTGTCATGGCGTTGATTTTACGGTGACTCTTCGACAGTGAAAAGAAAAAAGGCCGCAGAGCGGCCATAAACACAAACAAAAATCAATAAGTTAGATAATTATCAAAGACTTACAGACACACAAAAACACAGCCAACCACAACAAATAACAGGGATGTGGTCACTTTGTGGATCATTCGCTCCCCTCTTTTTCCTTATTTCGTTGAACGCCAATTGCGACACACGTACTAAGCAAATCTTTACATTTCTCTACATCTTCAGACTTACGCAATTTGATGCTTTTTACAGACTGCGGGCTACTGTCCGTAGCACGATACATCGTTATTTCAATATCATTTCGGTCTAAGAGTCCCATAATGGCTTTTGCAACCTCCACACCCTTCTTCGCGAAATCAAAGAACAGAGCAAGTTTATATGGATTTTCGACGGAAAAAACTTCAATTTTGCTAAAACCAACATCGTGTAGAGAAAAATATTGCTCAACCTCATCTCGAAGTTCTGGATCGCATACAATGTCTATTCTCCAGTACTGACCTAAATGCAAATCGCTATTAACTGTTTTTTCCACAACATCCTCCTTACCCAGCAATAGGATTAAATCTCACCGCATCCTGCAAGTAATCCGGCGCAAGATGGGCATAAATCATCGTTGTCTGAATCTTTGCGTGCCCCAGAATTTTCTGGAGCGTCAGAATATTGCCGCCGTTCATCATGAAATGACTGGCGAAGGTGTGGCGCAGCGCATGAACAGCCTGGCCGTCAGGAACATCAGGTGCGACCGTTTTGATGACATCGCGAACCAATGGATAATCCAGCGTCGGAAACACCAGTTTCCCGCCCCGTTTTTTGATCTTTTCAAACAGGCTTTCAGAAATAGGAACGGTACGGTTTTTGCTGTTCTTCGTTTTTGAAAAAGTGATTCGACAATGAAGAACACGGCGCTGCTCCAGTGCCGCTACCTCGCCCCATCGCGCCCCGGTCGACAGAAGGATTTCGACAGCCAGCCGTTCATCGGGATTTTCAGCCAGTGCATCCAGCAACTGAACACATTCAGACTTACTCAGATATCCCATTTCGCGCTCGTTAACCTTCATTCCTTTAAGGCCTTGAACGGGGTTATCGTTAAGAAAATGGCCGGATGAGATGAGTGCGGTAAACATCGCGCTTAACGCCCCAATCTCTCGATTAATGGTGCTGGGCTGTATCCCCTGCTCTATCCTGGACACACGTAGCTCGGTGAGCATCGTTGTATTAAGTTTATGCACACACGGGTCATCCATTGCCTCACTCAAGCGCAGCAATTTAAGGCGCGTGTTATGCCCTGACTTCATTAGCTGGCCGTGGTATTTCCACCACAAGTCAATAAGCACCGACAGCGGACGGCGATCAATGGAGTTTCCTTTCCACTCATTGTTATGCTGTTGCGCCAGCACCCACCGCTCATATAAAACTGCATCCGATTTCGTTTTAAATTTTTTGCGAATGCGTTTGCCTTTACGCCCCTCAGGGCGCATGTCAAGAAGATACCCTCCCGGAATTGATTTTATGCTCATTCGTGAAACCCCAGCGTTACAAGACCACCATGCCCCCAGCGTTCCATGATTAACCGGGCTGTGTACCAGTCTTGCGGGATTTTTGAGAAGACGATGTGTTTTCTGGCCCATCAGGGGAGAGAGAGGGACTGATCTGCCCAGCAGCCTCATTTGTTTTTCCCGTCATAAGCCAATTCATGTACTTAAAAAAGCGAGGGTGATTAACAATCTTGATAAGCACTTCGCCCCCTATGTTTTCAATCCGCCCCGTTTCATAACGACGCAAAGTGCCGATAGGCACATCAATCAGGCCGCAAAATTCTTCGCGCGTTAAATCCTCTGATTCACGAATCACTCTAATTTTTTCACCGATAAGCATTGACAGTGTTCCTATAAGTACACTAAGCTTGCGCGCAAGGTGTACTTATAAGTACACCAAGTCACAAACAACCACAGATAGCGCAGGTTATCACACATGGCAAAAGTCCTGAACACACACGAACAGGCAGACTTTGAGCGTTTAGCAGCGTTCTATCCCTACCGCGATGAGCATGGGTTACCAGTACTTGAAGAAAGCCTGAAAGATTACGCAAAGCGTACCAACCAAGCTGTTAACACAGTGAAAAGACAGGCTGACAGAGGTTCAATTCCCATCAACCAGGATGAAAAGAACTCAAGACGCACAGTAAATCTCTTCGCTCTTTTCCTGAAAACAATCAGGAGCGCAGAAAAATACGTGCAGATGACAAAATAACGAGGTGTCATTTTATGCTGAAGCAACGCCGTAATTTTCGTACCGGAACAGAACGCCACGCTAACCGTTTCACTACCAGTGCATCACGCAGCAACATCCGCTACAGCCTGAGTGATACACACGCAACGCCGGATGGCTACCCAGTAAAACAAATCGGCGAGCACGCCTGGCTGATTGAGAAAGCTGGAATCGTGATCCACAAATGCCCACGCAATCCGTTTACCGGAAACCGCATTTTTGCATTGAGCTGTGGTGACAATCAGTTCGGGCAGGATTTCACATTATACGAAGCACTTCGCACGGTTGATCGTCTGCTTCGCGGGCAAAGTTTTATTAAACAGGCTGATTTATAACAGGTGCTTTATGACCAAAGACCATGCACAAGGTGTATTTATCCGTTTTATTGATTTTCGCGGTGAACTGTTATTACGTGCATCCGCTATTGACGGAGTGACTCCGGCGGGTAAAAACGGAGCCGACGAAGCCACTTACGTTTATCTGAACGGCACGCGACTGCTTGCGGAACTTCCGTACCAGACCGTACGAGAAATCATTAGCGAAGCTGAAAAGGCACGCCAGGTTAATGGCGATGAACCCTATATCGAAATTATTTGTATGGATTCAGAAGCTGAAATACAGAAAGCAGATTAAAGGGCGTTGTGATGGGCAAAGAATATAAAACTCTCATTAACAAAGCACTTGAGCGTTTTTATTTTCGCTTAAGTGCATCTGGCGCTCATGCTGAACGTGCGGCCCGTGACTCATTGACCAGAGCAATCCGAAGTCTGTATGACGTGGCTTTTTACGCTGATGATCTGGATGCACTTAACGAACTTTCCGAGCTGATCTGTGCCGCAGAATGCGGGGAACATATTGAACCGTATAAGCTGGGAAATATCGCATGAGTATATTTATCTCATGGCTTGTTCTGATTATTTCGGTGGTCTGCGCCATTGGGATTATGCGAATTATTAATTCAGTAAAAAAGATTGAACGCTTTTTCACTGAAGAATAACCGCGCAAATAAGCCCCCAGGTTAAATAAGAAAATGTGAAAACAATCCGCATTCGCGGAGGTATTCGCACACGCCAAGGAGGCGTAATGGCAATTAAGCATTTTCCTGTCGTTCGTTTCACCTCCAGAGGACGTGAATACGAAGTTGACGAACGCCTGATTACCACAATCGACAAACACCGTTCAGAAAAGGATGCACATCACATCTATCTCACTGACGGCACTTACTTCTGCGCCACCAACGTGGTGCAGGTGAATCTTATCAGACAGGTACAGGAGTCACGCAGATGACCATTCTGGACTACATCGCTGCCAATCCGGGTTGTAGCGGTGGAGAAATCGCCGCAGCACTGAATACACCAACCACAACCATTAATGCGGAGCTACGCCGTCTCTGGCGCAGCGGTTCAGTCATAAGAAAAGAGCGCAAAACAGGCGGTCGCTTTTCTTATCAGGTAAACCCGATGCCGTTTGGGTGTAGCAACCCACTAACCCAGATGTTCAACCAGCTACTGAGGGAAATCAGAGCATGAGCACCTCCAACTGCCGGAAACCACGTCGGGCTTCAGCAGCTCATCCGGCAGCAAAACAAACTCCATTAATTCCTGTTCCGGGCCTTTCCTGCACCTTGTGGCGGGAGGCCTTCGCACATCTGTAACAAGAGGATTGCCGCAATGATTCTCGCCAACGACTTTCTTGAATACCTGCTCAACACAGAGCGTGATCTTGCCGTTCGCGTGCGTGAACGTTATGACATGTACCTGAAATCCCTGCCTGTACCGCAGCTCGCTGACGGAAAGATTGTTATTGATGGTCGCTACATGATTGACAGCCACGAGGGAAATTACAGGCTTTACCGCATTGAAGGTGGCACCCCGTCCGTTATTGGCATTTACCAGCGCCCATCCTCTGCAATCGTCGATGTGATTGCCGACAGCATCCGCATCACACATCGCCATGCCGACACAGAAGACACCGTGCTGGAAATTCAGCGGCTGGCTACAGTCTGCCGCGACACCCTGAATGGCATGACGAAGTAAATCACTATGACGGCAGAGTACATCAGGGACTGGCAACAACCGCGCCACGCAGTGGGGCGTGAAGGAACGGGGATCCCCGCTCCTGAATCCGCGCTTTCCTCCTGGCTGGATGCCTACCGGGCAGAGAACGAGCACCGCCAGGAAATGGCTGATGCGGCGTTCTCCGCCACGCCGCTGGGCAACCTGATTAATAAAAGCCTGGACGCACAGGAAAAACAGGACAAAACCATCACACTGGCAGGAGACGCCAGAAAACAGGCACGCGGCGCGGTGGATGAAGCCATGGCCTCGCTGCGCCTGCTGCCGTCCTATCTGCGCGATCCGCTTATTCGCCACCTCTCCTTCCTGCGCAAAAAACAGGAAGCCGATCGTCAGAAAGGAAAAAACGCCAGGCAGGCAGAACGCTATGCGCGTGGGACCCTGCGCAAAATATTCGAACGTCTGGAGCGCACCGATCACCGCTGGCTGACACCGGGTTATCGCTCCCTTGCCGGACGCGAACGCCTGGACGATTTGCTTTACCTGCCGCAGCTCAACAAACACCAGATAAAGACGCTGGCAACCATGACGGCGGCGATGTTCAGCAGCACCTTCGAAAAACTCTGCGATGGCTTTGGCGCGACCGATGGCGAGCTGACCATGGATGTAACCCTGAAGGCGTATCAGATGCTGGCCCGCATGGCGTTACACCTGCACGCCATGCCTCCACATTATGACGCACTGACAACAGACAAAGACCGGAGGAACGAACCGGACACGGAGCTGCTGCCGGGCGCAATCCTTCGCCTGACCTGTGCGGAATGGTGGAAACGCAAACTGTGGCTGTTACGTTGCGAGTGGAGAGAAGAACAACTCCGCGCCGCCTGTCTGGTTTCCAGAAAAACATCGCCCTATCTGAGCCAGGACGCGTTAAGCGAGTTTCGCGCACAGCGCGAGAAAACACGCGATTTCCTGAAAAGTTTCATGCTGGAAAACGAAGACGGGTTCACGATTGATCTCGAGACAGTGTATTACGCGGGAGTAAGTAACCCGGTTCACCGTAAGGCAGAAATGATGGCCACCATGAAGGGACTGGAACTTCTGGCCGAAGCCCGTGGCGACAGAGCGGTGTTTCTGACTGTCACCTGCCCGTCAAAATACCACGCAACAACGGAGAACGGTCATCCGAACCCCAAATGGAACGGGGCCACCATGCGCGACTCCAGCGATTACCTGGTTAACACGTTTTTTGCGGCGGTCCGCAAAAAACTGAACCGCGACGGCCTGCGCTGGTATGGCATCCGCACGGTGGAGCCTCACCATGACGGCACCGTGCACTGGCATATGATGGTCTTTGCTCATCCGGAAGAAATCGACAGCATCGTGACCATCACCCGCGATATTGCCATTCAGGAAGACCGCCACGAGCTGGGCAATGATATTACTCCGCGCTTTAAGGTGGAGTACGTCGACGGCACCAAAGGCACGCCAACCAGCTACATCGCCACCTACATCGGAAAAAACCTGGACAGCCGCGCCGTGGATGGCATCGACCCGAAAACGGGCAAACCACGCGTTGACCACGAAACCGGAAAATCAATGGCCGAGAGCGTGGAGCGCGCCATCGGTTGGGCACGCCTTCACCGGGTCCGCCAGTTCCAGTTCTTTGGCATCCCCTCCCGTCAGGTGTGGCGTGAACTCCGCCGCCTTGCCAGCCAGATGGCACGCAACCCGGAAGGCCCGCAACGGCTGAAGGATGACGCAATGGATGCGGTACTCGCTGCCGCTGATGCCGGATGTTTTGCCACCTACATAGAGAAACAGGGCGGCGTACTTGTTCCACGCAAAGACTACCTGATTCGCACCGCCTACGACCTCGCCGATGAGCTGAACGATTACGGCGAACAGAGTGTACAGATTTACGGGATCTGGTCACCACTCATCGGGGAATCCTCCCGTGTGTGCACGCACCCGGATAACTGGAAGCTGGTAAGACGTAAACCGGAACAGGAAGGCAGCGCCCACGAAAATGGTTTTGACCTTCAGGGCGGCCCTGCCGCCCCTTGGACTCGTGGCAATAACTGTCCCCGTGTACAGGAAACGGACAACAACGGGACAGAACAGCCGGAAGAACGGCCAGCACCGTGGCCGCAGCTCCCTGACAGCGTTGAAGTGAACGAATGGATGCGCTCACTAAAACGGCACGAACGCCGGGCGCTGATGCGTTCGCTTCGTGACAAACAGGCAAAAAACAGCAGTGATGAAATGCAGAGCTGGACACAGAGCCGCAAACAGCAGCGGCCTTTGCCTGATAACCACGAATTACTCGCTAAAGAATGGCGGGAGTCTGCTGAATCTCTCGGCCTGCATATCGGTGAACAGCAGATGCAGCACCTGTTACGGGGCGGCAGTCTGTACGTTGACGGCAGCATCATTGCACCGCAGGGATTTGAAATTGTACGCAAACCGGATACCCGCCCGGACAGCCGAATCACGCAGCTCTGGCAGCGCCTGAGCCGTAACCACGGCGTAAGCAGTACGGAGATCCGCCATAACCCGGTCGCCAGCTATCTGGAACAGCTGGGGACATTAGACCCCGAAGCCGCCGCACGCCTGGCATCCACACTTCAGCAAGACCAGAACACCATGAAAACACCCGTTACCGTGCTTTCTGACATGCTGCGCGCCATCCGCGACGCAGAGCACGCACAGAGAATCAGTGAAACCACTGAACGCGCCCGCCGCAAAGCAGACCTGCTGCGGGGTGGCCTGACCAGTGGAAACAAAAAACAGACAGAAACGGGATTCACAAATCCCGTAAATGAGCAAAAAACGCGCCGCGATATATGAAGCGCGCATAAAACAGGCAAAAACGGGATTTCAGAATCCCGTAAACGATTAATTAATCAACATAAGGAAAAGCGACATGAAAATTTGTATCGACGACGGCTCCACCAACATCAAGCTGGCATGGACTGAGAACGGCGAACGCCGCAACGCCATCAGCCCGAACAGCTTCAAGTCGGAATGGTCTGCGCCGTTCGGTGGCACGCAGCCCGCGAACTACATGCTTGATGGCGTGCGCTATGGTTTTGATCCGGTCAGCGATCGCTTTGTCCAGACGACCGACACGCAATACCAGTACAGCGATGTGAATGTCATTGCCATTCATCACGCGCTGGTCAAATCAGGCATCACACCACAGGAGGTGGATGTGGTTGTCACCCTGCCACTGAGCGAGTATTTCGACACAAACGCACAGCCGGACATGGCCAACATCAACCGCAAAAAAGCGAACGTTATGCGCCCGGTGGAGTACCAGAACGGCGAGGCATTCACTATCCGTAACGTGCGGGTTATGCCTGAGTCCATTCCGGCTGGCTTTAAGGCACTGGCTGACATGAGTCCGTTTGAATCCCTGCTGATTGTGGATTTGGGCGGAACCACGCTGGATGTGGCAAAGGTTCAGGGGCAACTGGCAGGTATCAGCCAGGTGTTTTGCGATCCACACGTAGGCGTTTCTCTGATGGCCGATGCCGTACTGTCAGTGATGGCCACTAACGGTATGCGCACCAGTCACCACATCGCCAATACCATTATCGAACATCGCCATGATGAAGCCTGGCTGCGCCAGCACATCCACAATGACGCGCATTACGCCAGCCTGATGGCGGTTATTCGTGAAAAGGAAGAAACACTGAAACAACGCGTGATCCGCGCGCTGGCGGTTTTTTCGGGTTACGGGCGGGTGATGGTTGTCGGTGGAGGGGCGGAGATTGTGGCACCCGCTATCCGCGAAGCCTGCGGAGTTAATGCGACTTTCATCGCGGACGGGGTGCCACAGTTTGCTCTGGTTAATGGGCTGTACGCAATGGACAAGGAGTAAACCAATGACGACACCAACCAGACGGATAAGTTTCTATCTGAAGCCTGCGGCCGTCAAGAACGAAAGCGAAGCATGCGCCTGGCTGGACAGCCTTACACCAGAAGCCCGCAAAAGCGGCCAACGCGTGGCTTTTCTGGCCGGGCTGGCACTTCTGAAAATGAATCCAGCAGAGGCTTACCGACTGGCTGCATGGGCTGACGATGAGGCGTTATCAGTGACACAAACCAGGACAGAATGCCCCGCGTCACAGCCAGTATCAACCGCACAGATAACCAGTCAGATGGCCGGAAATATCCGGGCGTTATTTCCCGAATAACACAACATCAGGGCGCATCCGCCCTGATGACTTTAATCCGGGAACATAAACAAGGGGGACACAATGCAACACATTGACAGAGAAAAAGGAAAAAAAGCATGAACAGAAAACAGAAACAAGAGTTGAAATACTTCTTACGTAAAGAAATTGCCAGGCTTGAAGATGCAGAGTCACAATCATCAGAAATTCCGTTCGGAATGGATATCAACGACGCCCGTATGCTTCAGGCATACCGTATAGCTCAGGCTGCACTACAGACAAAACCGTTAAATAACATACATGAAAAGTATGATTATTTTACGGATACCGCTTGCTTGCTGACATCTGAAGAACAAAAGATAGCCCAACTTTTAGGCGACGCATGGAACCTGTATTTAACATTGCCAGTTGAGCATCCAATGGGTAGAGATGAATTTTGCCGGGCAATTCATCATTGCCAAAATATGGTGTTGGCACGCCCGGCCATCAGGGCGTTGGCCAGGAAGGGGCAAGGCTATAAAAGATAAGTAAAACGCCCTCCTCCAGGGCGTTTATTTCAATGCACAATAGTGCACAAATTTGCACAATTTTTTTGAACGACTTTTTACCCTTCCGGCCCGCATGGCGGCTGGATCCGTCAAGGATCCGTGCGTGCACAAAAAAACGCGTTTTTTCTGCGCGCAGGTGACGGGGGAACAGCCCGCGTTTCAGGGGGTAAATAGCATTCCCTGAGCGATGTCGCAGCGACACAACAGAATGGCCATATTTCTCACGCTGAGCGTGAAAAAGATGTGAGGGCTTTTGATTTGATAGGGTGAAAGGTAAGGCCGTCAAAATCGCACTGAGGCGGCGAGAAAATACAGTCAACGCGGTGGGATTGCGTAAGAGTCTGACCGTCGATGGTGGCGATATACTGGAAGGCGTCGTGAAATTATCTGATTGATACAGGAGCTGGAGAGTCGGGGCATAAATTTTTTATGCCCCGGCGAAGCAGCAGACAAGCGAAGCGCGTCAGGATGTGGGCTGGGTATCTAACAGTGCGTAAGGGTTAAAGCGGATCACCTCTTCGCCAAGCCAGTCATTGATGTGCTTCATGGCCTCCATGACGGGCATCAGCTCGTTAATTGCGTAAACCCGCGCGGCCTTCTCCACATCACCAAACGCACTTTTTTCGCCCGGCATCGCCCCCATCAGTTGCGGCGGAACGCGGTGCGCAGCCAGCACATCATCACGGGATGCCGCCTTAACATTCATGAACTCATCCTTTGCAGTGATCTGCTGGAACGGCAAAATTTGCACACCTTCTTTGCCCCCGTTGGGCGCATGGATGAGCACGTTTTTAAACGCACCACCGCCACGCGCGCCCTGTAACGTTTCTTTCAGGGAGTCCATGCTTTCGCGGTTTACCTGCGCTGCACCGATGTAGATGATGCACCCGGCGTGGGATCCGTTGTCGTAGTACAGTTTTCTGAACATGTCCGCCGAATGAGAAAGGCTGGCCGAGAGTAATGCGCCAAGATATTCCGGCATGCCGTAGATTTCCTGGTTAATATCCGGATTCATCAGGTGGCACACTTTGCCAGGGCGAAACTGGAACGCGTCCTTGCCATCCTGCACATACCACCATGATTCAAGATCGCTTCCGCGTCGCATGTATTTCGCCAGTGCGTGCCGTAATTTAAGCGGTTCGCCGAGCATATTGCTTCGAAGCTCAAGGAATGCGTTACCGAACACAAACCAGTCCAGCGCCAGCGCCGAGAAATCCTGCCGGGAAAGCAGCGGGTGCGGGATGTAGCAACCGAGTAATACATTGCGCTTAAAGTAAAGCGCAGACTGATGCCAGGACGTTTGCCGGGCTGCTCTTGCCAGACCGTACCAGTCCACCGGGGTTTCATACCACCGCCCGTTATCAGCACAGTACATATTGTCCAGCAGGTCATGCCCGGTCAGGCGATAAGGACCATCAAATGTGAATGCACTGAGCGATGATTCTTTCCTGAGCGCATCAGCGAGATCAATGCGTGAACTCATGCGCACCTTTTTATTTTTTCTGCTCATCAGAACTCCATAACCGTGAAACGCTCGTTTTCTCCTTCGCCGCCAATCGGTTCGTTAATGACAGCAAGCATGGTTGCCCACGCAAGGTCGCCGTGGCTGATCCCCCTCGCGCGGTCCGTTTCGTAAGTGATAAAGCCGCCCGGTGTTTTCACCTTACGCACGGCGTTAAAGGCCGCGACCAGCTCGCGTTCGGCGCGATCGTATTCCCACCGCCCGGCACGCATTATTTGCAGCATTTTCAGTACCAGCGACCGTTTTGATGACAGCGTGAAGGTGTACGGAATAGCAGCAGGGAAAAACCGTTTCACTATCTGATAAACAGCCTCCCCGTTCCCGCCCGTCACATCAATGCCGATGTGTTCCACGTTGTAGCGATACGTGAACTCTTCAATGACTCTGGCCTGTTCTTCAAACTCCAGCCCCTGAACGCGTCTCGTCTCCACCGTTCGAAAACGGCCACCAGGAACAGCCGGAGGAACCACCACGGACACAGCGCCGCTGTCGCCGTTGCCACTGCTGCCGTTTGCGTCATACCCAATCCATACCGGACGATTCCCCATCGGGCGGGGAGCAAAAGGTTTCCAGTCTTTCCAGTCGTCGTATCCGTCAACACCGCAGCCAATCAGGATATTCAGGTTAAATGCCGATTCCCCTTCGCGGACAAACTCACACATATAGAGATTGAGGAACTCGTCTTCGGTGTTTTCATCACGAATTTCGTCGATATCGGTGTGTTTCCAGCCGTGATTAACCACATCTTCCAGCGTGACAATTTGCCGCCACGTCCGGTCAGGGCAGATAAGCCCGTTATGCAGCGTTTTCCAGTCCACAGAAAAACGCTGGCGTTTATGCGAGGCCTTTTTCTCGTTCCAGCGGTCGCCGTTCCAGTAGGCGTATGCCTCGTGCGTTTCGGTGGATGGCGTGGAGAAGTAGGTGCGCCGCAGTCCGCTGAGGGTTGCCATAGCGCCAGCCACCTTGCGCAGTTCAGCAAAGCGACTGACCCAGAAAAATTCATCAAAATAAAAATTGCCCGTATAGGACTGTGCCGACGCAGCAGAAGTGCCGAGAAAATGCAGCTCTGCGCCGTTGGAGAGGATGATTTTATCGCCCCCTTTCAGCTCCACATCAACTTCAGCCGCGGCCTTCTGAATAATGCTTTTAAACTGGAACGCCTGACGACGCGACGCAGACAAAAAAATCTGGTTACGCTGGTAAGGTTGCGCCACATCGTCACGCAGCGCCATCAGCAGAGCTTCCTGTGCAAAATACCAGGTCGCCCCAATCTGTCGGGATTTCAGGATCATCCTGTTACGTATCCCGGCTTCCCTGCAAAGGGTCAGGGAGTCAAACCAGCCCCGCTGATGCCACTCCAGCCTGCTGATGATTTTTTCCCGCAGTGCGGAAATCTGTTCCGGCGTGAAATGATTTTTGAGTTTTTTCGCCCGGCCTTTCTTTCCTGCGGCCATCACATCCGGCTGGCCATCATGCAGCTTTTTAAGCTGCCGGGTCAGCAGGTCTATTTCCTTAAAGTCACCGCCTGTTTTATTCTGTTTTTCAGTAAGCTGGATGAGACGCGCATCGATGGACTGCGTGACACGCTGCACGGGTGGCGTTTCATCCCACTGGTCGCGTTTTTTCCACGCATAAATCGTGTTCGGGTTTATTCCCATCAGACGTGATATTTCTGCGGGCGGATAACCCTGCCAGTAAAGTTGCCGCGCACGCTGGCGCACAAAAGCGTCCTGAATCATTGCTCCCCCTGAGTAATTACAGGAAGATTACCCGCGCGCGAAACCGTTCTCCTTAACCCCCTGTTCTGGCCGTTTTCTTACAACAAAAGTCCTTTGTATCAGCCTGTTACGCTTTGCCATCATGACTGAAGAACCAGTCAGAGGGGCAAAAACTATGGCTAATGAAAAAAAGACATCCCGCAAAAAGTTTCGCGTGGCTGTCTCCGGATCAACTGTTGATGGCCGCGAAATCAGCCCGGTACATCTGCGTGAAGCCGCCGAGAACTTCAACCCGGATGTTTACGCTGCCCGCGTGAACGTTGAGCACTATCTCTCGCCATGCCCGTCAAGCGAATTTTCCGCAATGGGCGATGTCACCGCGCTGAGTACGGAAGATATTACGGAAGGCCCGCTGGCCGGACGTACTGCGCTGTATGCAGAAATCGAACCGACCGAGCGCATGAAGCAGCTTGTCGCTGACGGCAAGAAAATCTATTCCAGTATCGAACTGCACCCGCAGTTCTCCGTTAACGGGCGCGCCTATCTGGTCGGGCTGGCGATGACCGACACCCCGGCAAGCCTGGGCACTGAGCGCCTGAAATTCACGGCACAGCAGCGTCAGGCGGTGATGACGTTCAACAGTATCCAGGGTGAAGCACCGCTTATCTCCGAAGCCATCGAGTCTGAAATCATCGAAATGGCAGAACAACGCCAGGAAGAAGGCACCCAGTGGTTTAACCGCGTAATGGGGATTATTGGCCGTGGCCGCAAAGCGGATGACGCCAGTTTTTCCCGTATTCAGGAAGCGGTGGAAGGCGTCGCAACGTCACAGGCCGACATTATCGACCGTTTTAATGTGCTGGAAACCCGCCATCAGCAGGACCGCCAGAAAATTACGTCACTGACCACAGAGCTGACAGCACTGAAGGAAAAACTGCGCACGCAGGACGGCGATCCGCAGAACCGGTTCACCGCAACGGGCGCAGCCTCCGACCAGCTGGCTGACTTCTGATAAGACAAAGGAGCAAATTTTTATGAATCTGGTGATGTCAGATATTACCCGCAACAAGCTGGGTTGCTATATGGCGCAGCAGGCGTCGCTTAATAATATCCCGGTTTCTGCGCTGGTATCGCGATTTACCGTAGAACCCTCGGTGCAGCAGCGTTTTGAAAACGCCTCAAAGGAAAGCACCGAATTTACAAAAAGAATTAACGTGATCGGCGTGACCGACCAGAAAGGCGAAAAAATCCTCCTGGATACCACAGGACCGATTGCGCGCACGAATACCAGTTATGACGGCACAAAACGCCGTAACCCGAATAACGTGGTTGATCTGAAAAACCGCAAATACCAGTGCGAACAGGTGAACTATGACACGTTTATTTCATATCCGCAGCTTGATGCCTGGGCGGCACATCCTGATTTTCAGTCCCGCATCAGCGCACAGATTGCCCGACAGGTGGCGCTTGACCGCATCATGATCGGTTTCAACGGCACGTCTCACGCGGATGAGTCCAACTTCAGCACCAACAAGCTGCTTCAGGACGTTAACGTGGGCTGGCTGGAGCACATCAGAACCGACGCCAGCGAGCGCGTTATGAATGACGTGACGCTGACCTCCCGCAACATGGACAACACCGTGGCGCACGCGGGTAAGTATGCGAACGCTGATGCACTGGTACAGGACGCACGCTCATCCCTGCTGGATGAATGGCACAAGGAAGCTGACGACCTCGTGGTGATTATGGGGCGCAACCTGTTTAACTCGCTGCGTCTGCCCGTGCTGAACAGCATCAGCGGCCAGAATCCCAATGCGGAATTACTTGCCGGGCAGCTCATCCTGTCATCGCGCACCATTGGCGGGCTGGGCGTGTTCCTTGCGCCGTTCTTCCCGGATGCAACGATGCTGATCACCTCGTTCAACAACCTGTCGATTTACTGGCAGAAAGGTTCAATGCGTCGCCTGATGAAAGACGAACCGGAATACAACCGCATCGCCACCTACCAGTCCATCAATGACGCTTATGTCGTTGAAGACTATGGCAAGTGCGCGATGGTCACTGGCCTGAAGTTCGCCGACAGCTAATCAACTCACGGCGGGCATCATGCCCGCCTGTAACGGAGAGAAAAAATGATTACTCCTGCACAGCAACACTGGCAGAACGTGATGGCACAGCGCGCAGGCCGGGCGAATGAAGGCGTGGACCACGCCGCGCGTACCGCGCATGAAGAGGTGCTGTATCGTCTGCGTCTGGCACAGGCCCGGCTTAAGGGCGTACAGGCCAGAAGCGCGAAAGCCGCCATCAAAAAAGAGTTATTGCCGGACTTTTCCGGCTGGATTGAAGGAACGCTGGAGGCTGACGGCGGGCAGCAGGATGAAGTGATTGCCACGCTGATGGTGTGGGCGATTGACTGCGGCGATCTTCCACTGGCATTGCGTATTGGTGCGTATGTGGTTCATCACAACCTCATTATGCCGGATAACTTTGGCCGTACTGCTGCCACAGTGCTGACCGAAGAAATCTGCAACCCGGTACTGACGCAGGCCGGAACGGATGCCGACGCGGATTTATCCGCCTTTATCGAACCACTGGACACCCTCCGGGAGATTGTCACCGACCAGGACATGCCGGACGAAGTGCGCGCCAAATTATGCAAGGCGTGCGCCTTTGCCCGCCGTGGCCTGAGTGATGCGGACAGCATGGCCCTGTCACTGAAGCTGCTGCGCGAAGCGATGCACCTGAACCCGAACGCAGGTGTGAAACGCGAGATTGCAACCCTTTCCCGCGCCCTGAAAAAAGCCGATTCCGCAGCCGCACCAGAAGACGCCAGCGCACAGCAGGCGCAGGACGAAAGCAGCAAAAGTAAAAAGACAACGCGGAAGCCTGCAACACGAAAAACCACCGCGACGCAGAAGACGAAGCGCGGTTAACGACTGACCCCGTCAGCGGGCGGCGTGCTCGGTGTTCCGGTCTGACTCCGTGACCGTTTACACCGCGCACCCACCGCCCGATTTTTTTCAGGAGTGAACCCCATGAGTATGGTTGCCAGAACTGAACCAAGACCCGCAGAGGACGACATCACCGATACCGATGATGGCGACACTCGCATTTCAGCAGGTGCATTCTGGCCGGATATTGTGCTGCGCGAGCTGCGTCTGGCGGTACGACTGCCGGGCCGCGTGACCACCTCCCGCCTGCTGCATACTGCCACCGGGGCCGTGGCTCACGTTACCCGCGAGCTGGAAGCATGGCAGCAGGAACAGCAGGCGGCTGGCCATCAGACGCTGGCCGATGTTCCGGCACCCGTAATTAACGGAGAAAGCGTCAATCTCTGGCACTGGCGCAATGCTGTTTATACCGCCACACGCGCCCTGATTCTGGAGCGTTACCGCGATGCGGACACAACGGACAAGGGCGACCGCCGGGCGGACGCACTGGATATACAGACATCGGATTTGTGGCGCGATGTGAGCTGGGCCATCTCTGACATTCTGTGCCGCCCGCGAATCTTTGCGGAGTTGTGCTGATGAAAGTGAAGGCACTGGAAGGCGACACCGTGGATTCGCTCTGTTTCCGGTACTACGGCACGACGCAGGGCGTCACCGAAAAGGTGCTGGATGCCAACCCCGGACTCTGTCAGCAGGTATTTCTGGACGCCGGGCAGGAAGTGGAGATGCCGGAGCCGGAGAAGAAGAAACGAGAAATGATTCAGTTGTGGGGGGAGTAGCAGTGAGCACCATTCAAACAGGGATCACAGAGCAGGTTATTGCATGGCTCTTTGACCACCTGCCAACGGTGTATGCAGTAGGCGCGGCGGTCAGCATTTCCGCGCTGATGAGTCTTTATGACGGACGAACACTGGTTCAGACCGTAACGGGATCGCTGGCGTGCGGCGTTCTTGCCATGGCCGTGGCCGGGTCGTTGCGCTTCTTCGGTTTTCCTGAAGATGCCGTGACGTTTATCGGCGCATCAATCGGTTTTATGGGGGCAGAGAAAGCACGCGACAAGGTTATTGCGGCCTTTAATCGCAGGGTGAAGGAGAAGGACGAATGAGCAACACATTTAAATTCAGCAGCCGGAGCGAAAAGAATTTGCAGGGCGTAAATCCTGATCTGGTGAAAGTGACCCGACGGGCACTGGAAATCTCGGAAGTGGATTTTGGTATCACCGAAGGGTTGCGCAGCCGTTACCGCCAGAAGCAACTGGTGGCCACGGGTAAGAGCCAGACCATGAACAGCCGCCACCTTACGGGGCATGCCGTGGATGTTGTGGCTTATATCGGCAGCCAGGTGTCATGGGAATGGTCGCTGTACGAAAAAATCGCAGCAGCATTCAGACAGGCCAGCCGGGAACTGAATATTCCGGTGGAATGGGGCGGCGACTGGAAGACCCTGAAAGACGGACCGCATTTTCAGTTACCACACGGAGCCTATCCGGCATGAAGCTCTGGCCCACGCTGGGTGTCGCTTTCCTTCTGATTGCCGCATGGGGAACATCCATACGTCTGTCGTGGTCGCTGGGCAGGGAGAACGCCAGAAACGAAGCGCAGGCCAGCACCCTGAAAAGTACCGTCGACACCCTGAATATCATCAGCACCGGGGTACAGGATATGCAGCAGGTGCTGGCGCAACTCCGCGTGGAAAATCAGCAACGCAATCAGGACGGAGAAGCCAGACGTGAACAGCTACGCAACGATATTGCAAAAGATGAATGCGCCCACGCTTTGCCTGATGCTCGTTTTACTGACAGGTTGCGCAGGCACGCAGAACGCGCCACGGCCAGCGCCGTCAGTCCGGCTTATACCGCAGACGCTGACCATACCGGTAACGCCTCCCCCCTTCCCTGACACTCCCACATGGGGAAATCTCGGTATATGGGGCGACCGCCTTCTGGATGCACTGGAAACCTGTAACGCGGATAAACGGGCCATTGAATTACTGGAACAGCGCAGACTGCAACGACTGAACAACGAGGACAACAACCATGCTGAAAACTGATTCCCTGCGTGAAGCCATGACCCGTTCATGCCGATGGTGTCAGGCCAACCCGGAAAAATTCACCATTTTCGTGGAGAGCGGCAACATTGAAACGACCGGAGAAACGCCCTCGTTTGTTTACCGCTATCAGATGGTGATGTTTGTCATGGATTACGCCGGGGAGCTGGACGACCTCACGCTGCCGCTGCTGGCGTGGTTATCCGAAAATCAGCCACAGTTGTTGCTCAACCCTGAGCGTAATCAGGACATCAAATTTTCCGCCGTTATCAATGACGATGACAGCGCCGATCTCCTGTTTACGCTCCCCCTGCGGGAACGCGTTCGCATCACGCGCAGCAGTCAGGGCACACCGCAGGCAGAACACCTGCCGGAGCCAAAACCCCGCCTGCCATCTTCCGAAGGCGACTGGTCGCATGTATTCCAGGATGTGACGTGGGGTGAAAGCGATGGATAAGGCATTCACCCGCGTGGATGAAACCTTTGAGGCCATCCGCGACAGCCTGAATCAGCAGGCCATCAATAACATCGCCAGAAAGCTGGCACAGGATTTACGCCGCGCCCAGCAGGCGCGTATCCGGTCACAGAAAGCGCCGGACGGGACCGCGTGGACACCACGCAGACGCCGCGTAACCCGGATACAGGAACGCATTCGCTTTATCTGGAATAACGAAGCACGCACGCTGAAAAACTGGCATCACGACACGGGGAAATACGGGCGAACCATCACCGGGTGGGATGAGGATAAAAACAATATCCGCACGTTTTACCGGGATGACATCGACCGTTTTCTGGAAATACGCACCCGGCGCATCAACCAGGACAGCACAAAGCGCGTCCCCATGTTCGTAAAACTGCGCACCGCCCGCTACCTGAAAGCCCGTGCAGATGCTTCCGGTGTGACGGTGGGTTACAGCGGCGTGGCCGCACGTATTGCCCGCGTTCATCAGTTCGGTGAGCGCGATCAGGTTGCGCCGGGCATTTTCACCGATTACCCGGTACGTGAGCTGCTGGGTATCAGCCAGGCAGATGAGCGCCTGATTTATAACACGGTGCTGGGCCGGATTGCGGAGGCTGTACGGTGAGCGCAGAACTCATGCGACTGCTGAGCAATATCATCCGCACCGGGATCATCTCTGAAGTTGATGAGAAGTCCTGGCGCGTGCGCGTTCGCAGCGGCGAACTGGAAACAGGCTGGCTGCGCTGGAACACCACGCGCGCGGGAGCCTTCAATGTGTGGCTGCCGCCATCACCAGGCGAACAGGTAGTAATTGCCTGCATTGGCGGCAACCCGGAAACCGCCATGATAATTGGCAGCCTGTGGAGTGATGCCAGTCCGGCCCCCGGCAAAAGCCTGAAAGAAATCGTGATCAGCGCGCCGGACGGCGCGGTGTTCCGCTACGACGCGGACGCAGGCGCACTGAGCGCCAGCGGCATGAAAACGGCCACTTTACAGGCATCCGTCAGCGTGAAACTGGACACGCCCGTCGTGGAATGCACAAACCTTCTGAGAACGGCGACGCTTGACGTCACAAAAGGAGGAAAGATGAGCGGCAATATCACGCACAGCGGCGGCAACTTCACCTCAAACGGCATTACCGTGCATACGCATAAACACGGTGGCGTGAAAGGCGGCAGCGATTCGACAGGAGGCCCGCAGTGACAACCCGCTACACAGGAATGAATCCGGACGGGACGGGAAACCTGAACGATATGGAGCACCTGAAACAGTCAGTCAGGGATATCCTGACCACCCCGCTGGCAAGCCGGGTTATGCGACGGGAATATGGCAGCCTTGTGCCTGATTTGATTGACGAACCCATGAATAACACCACGCGTCTGCAATGCATGAGTGCTGCCGTGATTGCGCTGACACGATGGGAACCCCGCATTGCCCTGGACGCCATCGACGTTGTCTGGAAGGCAGGAGGCCGCGCCGGGGTGACGCTGTCGGGCACTGTCATGCAGACCATGCAGAATGTTGAATTAACCATCACGCTGAGAGAGTAAATCATGCCTGCCGTTGACCTTTCCCAGTTACCGGAACCCGCCATCATCGCGGAGCCTGACTTTGAGGCAATTCTGGCTGACACAAAGGCCATGATGATTGCGTCCTATCCTGCCGAACAGCGTGAAGCCGTCTCCGCCGCGCTGGAGCTGGAATCGGAACCCCTGAACGTTATCGCTCAAACCATGTCTTTTCGTGAAATGCTGTTACGCCAGCGGGTTAACGAGGGCGCACGCGCCTGCATGTTAAGCCACGGTTCAGGGACAAACCTGGACAACCTCGCGGGCAATATGAACACAAAGCGCCTGGTTATCACTCCGGCAACGGATACCACCGACGCGGTGATGGAGAGCGACACCTCGCTGAGATTGCGGGCGCAGCGGGCGTACGACGGCCTGAGTGTTGCTGGCCCGTCAGGCGCATACGAGTATTTTGCACGCAGCGCCAGCGGTCTGGTGCGTGATGCGCGGGCCATCAGCCCGTCTCCGGCCTGTGTGACGGTTTCCATCCTGTCCACTGAAGGCGACGGCACAGCAACGGAGGCGTTGCTTAATACCATTCGCGCCGTTCTGAATGCAGAGGATACCCGCCCGGTGGCCGACCGCCTGACCGTACAGAGCGCCAGAATCGTGACATGGCGGCTGAATGCAAAACTGTACTTTTACCCCGGCCCGGAATCCGAACCTATTCTGGCCGCGGCTGAATCGTCGTTCAGGAAGTGGCTGGCTGAGCAGGGGCTTATCGGTCAGGACGTGGCGTTGTCCGCCATTGCTGCCGCACTGCATGTGCACGGTGTGCAACGCGTGGAGATAATCGAACCCACACAGAATATGGCCATCAGCGACATACAGGCGGCGCGCTGTGAGTCATTCACCATCAGCGAAGGTGGGCGCAATGAGTAATTCGTTGTTACCACCATCAGCCAGCAATTTCATGCGTTGTGCCGAAGCCGTCGGAACACGCATTACAGACATTCCGGTAGACCTCAACACGCTGTGGTCGCCGGACACCTGCCCGGTGCATCTGCTGCCTTATCTCGCCTGGGCGTTTTCCGTTGACCGCTGGGATCGCAACTGGCCGGAAGAGACAAAGCGACAGGTGATTCGTGATGCATGGCTGATACACCGACACAAAGGGACCATCAGCGCACTGCGAAGAGCCGTGGAGCCTCTCGGTTACCTGATTGAAGTAAAGGAGTGGTGGCAACTCAACGAGGAGCCGGGAACATTTCGCATTGTTGTCGGAGTACTTGATCAGGGCATCACCGATGAAATGTATCAGGAACTTGAGCGCCTTATTGCGGATGCAAAACCAGTAAGTCGCCATCTGACGGGGCTGGCGATCAGCCTGAGTGTGAACGGAAAGATTTTCGTTGGTACGGGATGCTATCACGGCGATGCCCTGACGGTTTATCCCTACACCCCGGAGTCCATTATTGTCGAAGGGGACTATTTCCCTGCCCCGGCCATTCATTTAATTGATAATCTGAGAGTAAACGCATGACAGTGAAATACTACGCCATTCTGACTAATCAGGGCGCGGCACGACTGGCTAACGCGACGATGCTCGGCAGTAAGCTGAATCTGACGCAAATGGCCGTTGGTGATGCAAATGGTGTGTTACCAACACCAGACCCTGCACAAACAAAACTGATTAACCAGAAACGCATTGCACCGCTGAATCTTCTGAGTGTTGACCCTAACAATCAGAGCCAGATTATTGCGGAGCAAATCATCCCTGAAAACGAGGGAGGATTCTGGATCCGTGAGATTGGTCTTTATGATGATGAAGGTGTACTCATTGCGGTGGCAAACTGCCCGGAAACGTACAAACCGCAGTTGCAGGAAGGCAGTGGACGCACCCAGACTATCCGCATGATTCTGGTTGTCACGAACACCGAAGCCATCACGCTGAAAATCGACCCGTCTGTGGTTCTGGCAACCCGCAAATATGTGGATGATAAAATATCAGAGCACGAACAATCACGACGTCACCCGGACGCCTCGCTGACCGTAAAAGGTTTTACTCAGTTAAGCAGTGCAATTAACAGTGAATCAGAAACACTGGCCGCAACACCGAAAGCGGTTAAGGCTGCATATGACCTGGCTAACGGGAAATATACCGCCCAGAACGCCACCACTACACAAAAAGGGATTGTTCAGCTCAGTAGCGCCACGAACAGCACGTCTGAAACGCTGGCAGCGACACCAAAAGCTGTTAAGGCGGTAATGGATGAAACGAACAAGAAAGCACCATTAAACAGCCCGGCACTGACCGGAACGCCAACAACACCAACAGCGCCACAGGGGACTAATAGTACCCAGATCGCAAGCACGGCTTTCGTTATGGCCGCGATTGCCGCACTTGTAGACTCGTCACCTGATGCACTGAACACGCTGAACGAACTGGCTGCGGCGCTGGGCAATGACCCGAATTTTGCGACCACCATGACTAACGCGCTTGCGGGTAAGCAACCGAAGGATGCCACCCTGACGGCGCTGGCGGAGCTTGCTACATCAGCAGATAAACTCCCATATTTTACAGGGGCAGATCGTGCCGCGTTAACCGCGTTGACAAGTGTTGGACGTGCCATTCTTGGCAAAACCAGCACTCAGGGAGTTCTTGATTACCTTGGTTTGGGGGAAGGCTCTGCACTGCCCGTTGGTGTACCCGTTCCGTGGTCCTCAGCAACACCACCAACGGGCTGGCTGAAATGTAACGGTGCAGCATTTTCTTCTGAAATGTATCCCAGACTGGCAAGGGCTTATCCCACCAATAAATTACCGGATTTACGCGGTGAATTTATCCGTGGCTGGGATGATGGGCGCGGGATTGATGCGGGACGTACCCTGCTTTCAGGGCAGGATGGTACAAGTTTTTCTCATTACGGAGGTAATTTCGACATTGGGTCTGGTCATTCAATCAATAACTATGACCAAATTGTTTCTAACCAACCAGGCTTTTCCCGTTTTTCATTTGCAGGGCCTTCACGAGGCGATGGGGTTAATTATGTAACCATTCGTCCTCGTAATATTGCGTTTAATTACATCGTAAGGGCAGCATGAAAACGTTGGTTTGGGGGAAGGCTCTGCGTTGCCCGTTGGTGTGCCCGTTCCATGGCCCTCAGCCACGCCGCCAACGGGGTGGCTGAAATGTAACGGTGCAGCATTTTCTTCTGAAATGTATCCCAGACTGGCAAAGGCCTACCCCACCAATAAATTACCGGATTTACGCGGTGAATTTATCCGTGGCTGGGATGATGGGCGAGGAATTGATGCGGCACGCGCTTTATTGAGCATTCAAAACGGGATGTTGGAAAAACACCGCCATATTGTTGTAGCTAACGATGGATATGACACAAAGGATGAATGGGAGTTGGCCACGATTTTCAAAAAAACATATACGCAAGGCAGCGGGCTTGATGCCACAAATACAGGAGGGAGTTTGATTCCATCACCAACGCTTCATTCACGAGGAAGTATTGGTAACACAGGTGGTAGTGAAACCCGCCCCCGCAATATTGCATTTAACTATATCGTAAGGGCGGCTTAGTTATATTCAACTGGCTGCTGCCAGTGGTATTTCCGGCAAGTTGATATCTGGTGCCATGTTTATATCCATTGCGTTCAGCGCGTCTATATAATCCAGCACGGCATTAAGCCGGGTGGTTTCTGCCTGCGTCAACTTCCGCCCGGCCTGCAACTTCAACTGAATCAGACTTATGGAAGCCATTGCCGCATCAGCCAGTGACTGACGCTTGGTTTCTGCCGCTTCTACTGCGGCACGATGTTGTGCCTCAGTATCTGTCACCCATTTTTCACCATCCCATTTATCGTATGGTGTTAACGGGGCGATAGTGGTTGTATTTTTCGGGTAGTCACCCAGCGCCGTGATTTCTTCGGTGTTTCCCGTGTCAGTGCTATAGACGGTTTCACCACGATGGTCTGGCGCATACTCCCATGAACTTAAATTCTCCGAACGGCGGATAGCATAGCCCGCTTTATGTGCGCCCGGGGCATCTAAACAGGAATTTGCCGGAATACCGACACCCACAGCAAGATATTCAGTTGATTCGGAAATATATTCCCGTGTCTCACCATCATAGTTATAAACGACGATGTTTCCTGCCTGTACGGCAATAAGGTCATCATTTAATATCGCGTTATTCATTATGCGGTTCTCACAATATAATTGAAGGCAATATTGCGTGGGCGGGTTTCATTCCCCTCTGAGGATTCAGTTCTGTATTGACTGGTAAATCTACCGTTAATTGCACCTTGCCGGACGGCGTTATCTGTCGACAACAGACTATCCCCTCCTTTGTCATTTGGCACCAGCACCGTGTTATCCCACGCATCCCATGACCGAATATTATGATAATGACTTCCTGTTAACCACCCCTGCATGCTTAAGATGCCCCTTCCGGCATCCACCCCGCGCCCATCATCCCAGCCACGGATAAATTCACCGCGTAAATCCGGTAATTTATTGGTGGGATAAGCCCTTGCCAGTCTGGGATACATTTCAGAAGAAAATGCTGCACCGTTACATTTCAGCCAGCCCGTTGGTGTGCCCGTTCCATGGCCCTCAGCCACGCCGCCAACGGGGTGGCTGAAATGTAACGGTGCAGCATTTTCTTCTGAAATGTACCCCAATCTGGCAAAGGCCTACCCCACCAATAAATTACCGGATTTACGCGGTGAATTTATCCGTGGCTGGGATGATGGGCGCGGGGTGGATGCCGGAAGGGGCATCTTAAGCATGCAGGGGTGGTTAACAGGAAGTCATTATCATAATATTCGGTCATGGGATGCGTGGGATAACACGGTGCTGGTGCCAAATGACAAAGGAGGGGATAGTCTGTTGTCGACAGATAACGCCGTCCGGCAAGGTGCAATTAACGGTAGATTTACCAGTCAATACAGAACTGAATCCTCAGAGGGGAATGAAACCCGCCCACGCAATATTGCCTTCAATTATATTGTGAGAACCGCATAATGAATAACGCGATATTAAATGATGACCTTATTGCCGTACAGGCAGGAAACATCGTCGTTTATAACTATGATGGTGAGACACGGGAATATATTTCCGAATCAACTGAATATCTTGCTGTGGGTGTCGGTATTCCGGCAAATTCCTGTTTAGATGCCCCGGGCGCACATAAAGCGGGCTATGCTATCCGCCGTTCGGAGAATTTAAGTTCATGGGAGTATGCGCCAGACCATCGTGGTGAAACCGTCTATAGCACTGACACGGGAAACACCGAAGAAATCACGGCGCTGGGTGACTACCCGAAAAATACAACCACTATCGCCCCGTTAACACCATACGATAAATGGGATGGTGAAAAATGGGTGACAGATACTGAGGCACAACATCGTGCCGCAGTAGAAGCGGCAGAAACCAAGCGTCAGTCACTGGCTGATGCGGCAATGGCTTCCATAAGTCTGATTCAGTTGAAGTTGCAGGCCGGGCGGAAGTTGACGCAGGCAGAAACCACCCGGCTTAATGCCGTGCTGGATTATATAGACGCGCTGAACGCAATGGATATAAACATGGCACCAGATATCAACTTGCCGGAAATACCACTGGCAGCAGCCAGTTGAATATAACTAAGCCGCCCTTACGATATAGTTAAATGCAATATTGCGGGGGCGGGTTTCACTACCACCTGTGTTACCAATACTTCCTCGTGAATGAAGCGTTGGTGATGGAATCAAACTCCCTCCTGTATTTGTGGCATCAAGCCCGCTGCCTTGCGTATATGTTTTTTTGAAAATCGTGGCCAACTCCCATTCATCCTTTGTGTCATATCCATCGTTAGCTACAACAATATGGCGGTGTTTTTCCAACATCCCGTTTTGAATGCTCAATAAAGCGCGTGCCGCATCAATTCCTCGCCCATCATCCCAGCCACGGATAAATTCACCGCGTAAATCCGGTAATTTATTGGTGGGGTAGGCCTTTGCCAGTCTGGGATACATTTCAGAAGAAAATGCTGCACCGTTACATTTCAGCCACCCCGTTGGCGGCGTGGCTGAGGGCCATGGAACGGGCACACCAACGGGCAGCGCAGAGCCTTCCCCCAAACCAACGTTTTCGTCTTTATCCCTACCTATACCAACTATGTATTTTTCACGAAACAAAGAGGATGTTTTTTATGCAAATTGGCTATATTCGTGTGTCAACAAATGACCAGAACACGGATTTACAACGCAATGCACTGAACTGCGCAGGATGTGAACTGATTTTTGAAGATAAAATCAGCGGAACGAAATCAGCCAGACCGGGATTGAAAAAACTGCTCAGAACGCTATCAGAAGGAGATACGCTGGTTGTCTGGAAGCTGGACAGACTGGGCAGAAGTATGAAACACCTGATCACGCTTATTGAGGAATTGCGGGAAAAAGGTGTTAATTTCCGTAGCCTGACGGACAGCATTGACACATCAACACCCATGGGGCGTTTCTTTTTTCACGTCATGGGGGCTTTAGCCGAAATGGAACGTGAATTAATTGTAGAGCGTACACTGGCCGGGCTGGCAGCAGCACGCGCACAAGGACGCATTGGCGGACGTCGCCCGAAGTTGACAAAAGAACAACACGAGCAAATAGCGAGGCTGATTAAAAACGGTCATGACAGGAAACAACTGGCGATCATTTACGACATCGGCATATCGACGATTTATCGTTATCACCCTGTAGGCGATATACAGGCTGAAGAAACAACCAGGCAGACTCAGGAAAATGAAAACCGCTAATCTGACCATTAGCGGTTTTGCGTTAATCAAAACAGCCCTTTAACGGAGCTGGCCGCGCTGTTAAGGGATGATGTGACCTTATCTTTGAAGCCGGACAGCATATCACTGAACGATGAGGATTGCAGGCGCTCCCGCAAATCCTCATCACAGCGTTCAAGGGTCAGTGAAAATTCTATCTTTTTCGCCTTACCGTAGCGATCAAACTCGGAGCGGGTCGTATTCGTTTCAGTCAGTACATACATGCCGTAAATCTGCCCGACACCATCAATCAGAGGCCAGGGGCGTCCTGTATATGCCTGCGTGGTCAGCAACGAAAGCGACACTTCGCCACCTGTAATTTCAGGATAAAGCACACCAGAAAGAACGATGCGATCATCACCTGCACCGATATACTGCCAGCTTGCTGAACGGTTAACGCGTTCATTTTTCACATGCCGCCAGCTTTTGTTTTGCTGTAACTGCTGATGCGGCAGCGTGCGCAGCTCAAAAACAAACATGCCGTAGATCATCATCATGGCCATGACTCCTCAATCTTTATCGTAAAAACTGCCACGCCCGGCACGGGCGCGCCGTTCCATTTCTGCCCTGACCATTTCACCGACCAGTTTCGCCAGTTCGCGGGGATTCTGTGTAACAACGTTATGCAGATGAACATGAATTTCACCGCCAAATCCGGAGGCAACAGGCTCCCGGTTACGGGAAGTTGCAGGAACTGATGCCACTGGCGATCGTATGGCCTCTGCCACCGGGCGGGAGCTGGCCGCAACAACAGGGACCAGCGCCGGAGGCAGCGGAGCCGGAACCACAGGTGTGATATTAATTGCGGGGGCAGGCTTACTGACCTGCGCAATCTTCCGCTCCTGCCACTCCCCACGAACAGCAAGTGCGCGGGGCAGGTTCTTAAAGACAATATCGCCGGGGCCAATACGTTTTTTCGTCTCATCAACCAGCTTACCTGTGTTATCAGCAATTTTGCTGAGTCTGCGTAGCGTACCGGTATTGCTGTCTGTGAGCGGTTTGTTGTCTTTGGGTTTATCACCTCCGGTGCCATTGCCATTTTCCACAGGCTTCGGCGGATTGATTTTCGCCAGGTCCCCCTGAAGCAAGGCAACCTTGTCCTGAAGAATGGCCGCACGCTGTGCGTCTTCGATTTTCTTGCGCGCCCTTTCCGCTTCATCCGGAAGCACACCGAGCTTTTCAAGTATCCACGCCAGCGTATCCAGCAACATTTTTGCAGGTGTCAGAACAAGTTGTAACGCACCGCCAAGAACATTACCGAATGTCTCGCCAGCACTGGTACATTTATCCAGCGTTTCCTTGCTGGACTCCATCGGTGACAGCAGCGATTTAAACCAGTTAAACACCTGGCTGATCCCACTCCCGATTGCGTCAAAAACAGGACCAAACCGTTCAAAGGTTTCGCGCAACGGGGTCAGCCTTTCCATAATCCCGCTGAACACCCCGGCAAAAAATGCCCTGATGGGATCCCAGTATTTCCAGATAAGGACGGCAGCTCCGGCAAGCGCAGCCACGATAAGACCAACCGGACTGAACAGCGCCCCGATAGCGCCTCCCAGTAAAGAAACGGAACCCGTCACCATTCCCCATAGTGCTGGCAGGACCCTGACAGCATTCATTGATCCGGTCAGGAGAGAAAAACCAAGACGCAGTTTTGCCAGCGGACCAGCAAGCACACCAATAGCCAGCGACAACGAGCCAACCGTTGCAGTCATTGCCAGCAACGCACCGCCTGCTATCAGTAGCTGGCGCGTCAGTGCCGGATGGGCCTGCGCCAGCGCCGTCACCCTTGATACCACCCGCGTGAGCCACTGCGTGACAGAACGCAGCGGACCGTCAATCAGATCTGCAATGCGGATGCGCAACCCTTCCCATGCACTGCCGAGTGATTTCAGATCGCCGTCAAGGTTGTTGGCCATGACCTTTGCTGTGCGTTCAGCCTCACCGCGCGCGCCTTCAAGTTCTTTTCTCAGTTTAGGTAAGGAACCGTCACCCGCTGCATCAACGAGCGCCATAAACGATGTGAAAGCCTCTTCTCCGGCAATGTCCTTAAAGAACGATACCCGGTCAACTTCCCCGTATTTGCGGGTGGCTTTATAAAGGTCGGCCAGCACATCCTCCATCGGGCGCATTTTGCCGTTCGCGTCAGAGACTGCCACACCAAGCTCTTTCAGCGCCTCTGCTGCTGCCTTTGGCGGTGATGCCAGACGAGCCAGGCTGGCACGCATTGCCGTCCCGGCATCACTCCCTCTGATACCCATATTCGCCAGCACACCCGCCATCGCTGCGGCCTGCTCCAGCGATATTCCCAGCTTACCCGCCACCGGACCTGCATATTTCATGGTTTCGCCCAGTGCGCGAAGGTCAGTGTTGGTACGGGTAAATGCTGCGGTGAGCGTGTCGCCAACCCGGTCCATCTGGTCAGCAGAAAGGCCGAACTGCGTCAGGATATTTGAGCCAATATCCGCCGTCTCGCCGAGATCCATGCCGCCAGCCGTTGCCATGCTCAGCACGCCCGGAAGCGCAGCCTGAATGGCCTGCGGAGTGAAGCCAGCCATTGCAAGAAATGCCTGCCCACTGGCGGCATCGCCTGCGGTGAACTGCGTTTCAGAGCCAAGTTTTAACGCCTGCTCACGCAGCGCCTTAAACTGCGGGCTGTTCTGGTCGATTCGCGTCAGTGCCTGAACGCGGGACATCTCTTTGCCGAACCCGATCGCAGGCTGCAAAAAACGCCCGGCAGCATAGCCGCCAGCCGCTGCCGCACCAATTGCCAGCGCACCACCTGTTTTCAGTTTTCCCGCGGTTTCCCGCACGCGCGAATACCGCTCACGCGCCCGCGTTACACGCGCAAGCGCCTGCCGTTCGCGTTCAAGCTGGTTGTTGTACTGTTCGGTGCGTCTGATGGCCTGCTGGATGGTGTTATCGCTGCCTGTCAGGGAAATGCCGTGGCGTTTCAGCTCTCCGCCAAGCTCCCGCATTTTCTGAATTTCCCGTGTGCGCAATTCATTCAGGCGTTCAAGCCGGGTGCTTAACTGCTGCATCAGCTTTTGTTGTTTTTCGCTGAGCACTGTACCCGTGCGTTGTAACTGATTAAGGGCGTTAAGCTGGCGTCGCGCTTTCACGATACCCGCATCCGCTTTACTGACAGCGTCGCGGGCGCGCTCAAATGAACGCGCCTGACGCTCGAGATTTTTGATCGCCCCCTGCGTTCGCTGGATGGAGTCACCAAACTGCCCCATCAGGCGGCGGGCGTTTTCGGCAGGTCGGGTCAGCCTGTCAACGGCGCTGAAAGCGACCCGGATATCAAGAGTCTTCATTGTCTGCATTCCCGCTGCGAAGTGCCGCCCGCTCACGCCAGCTAACCACTTCGCCGGGCGTCATCATGAAGATTTCGGCGGGCGACCAGTTAAAAATAACGGCAATATCTGCCACAAAGTCTTCTATGTGCTCAAAGCACACAACCGTGATCAGGCTTCCGTCACCTGTTCGTTCTTCCCGCCAGAGTCCGCACCGCTCAAAAAATTTACGGCAACCACACATAACTGAATAAAGTCACGGGATGCCATTTTTTTGATCGTCACTTCATCCAGTCGCGGTGATGTCACGCGTGACAGCAGCGTAAACATGGATTCCGCTTTCAGATTCAGCACATCAGACAGCGACAAATCTCGCAGAGATCCAGCCTGCTCAATAGCCCCGGTGATCTCCACATACGTGATTTTTTCGCCGCCTCGCTCAATGGGTTGGGTAAGTTTTACGCCACGCTCACTGGTTTCTTTCACAGTGTCAGCAACTACCGTGTTTTCGGTATCGATGTTTTTCGTCTCTTTCATCAGGAAACTCCTTTCAGTCAGAGGCGACGCACTGCGCCGCCTGCATATTACTTATCAGCCAAGCCCAAGCGCGGAACGGATGCGATCGGGCACAATGTCCTTGCCGTCCTTCCGGTAAATGAAGTTCAGCAGGTCAATCTCCCACAACGGACGATCGTTAACACTCAGCTTGTAGTAGGTGTTTTTAATGGCGTAAGTGTGTGATGTGGCTTCGCCCTGTTTGGCTTCCCCCATATCAATTTCCGTCACACGTCCGCGCATTTCGACTTCATACAGGTCGCTTTCTGCATCGGTGTAGTATTCACCCGCAAAACGCAGCAGCGTGCCGTCAATCGTGCCGCCATACTTAAGGAACAGCTCACGAACTGCGCCCCCCATGACAAAGCTCGCATCAAGCGCGGAGTCGTCCAGACCGAGATCAATACTTACCGCCCCCATCATGCCACCACCCCGGTAGCTGTCGGTTTTGCGCGTCAGCTTAGGCAAAGTGACGGACGTCACCTTACCCACTTCGTTTTCACCATCCACAAACAGCGTAAAAAAGCGAAGATGTTTTGGCACAGCCATCAGGCACCTCCCAGCACCGCAAATGCGGGTTCAAAGTATTCATCAGTAAACGTCTGGTAAAGCTCCATGTCTTCCAGTGGCGGAACGGGCGTATATTTGTAGCGAATACGCACACGCCCCTGACGTAAATCCGTGGTGCTGTTATCCACCACGTCATACCAGCACTCCGCGCCAATCAGTTTCCCGGCAGTCACCAGTGAATCCAGTTTTGCCCTGATGGCACTGATAACATCCTTCACGTTCGCAGGCGTCAGTGGACTGTCGATGGTTTCAAACTGCGCTTCCGCAATTGAATCAGCCAGCACCTGTGCGGTTCGGGTATACACCTCAAAGATGTAGGCGTTCGTTTCCGGTGTGCGGTTGCCCCAGAAGCGGAACCCGTTGCGACGAATAATGGTCGTGATTTCTTTGTTGTTGAGGCTGTTGGCATCGCTGTCTTCGGCCTGCAACGACCAGAACACATGCCTCGACATCCCCAGCACATTTTTAACCGGAACGTTGGACAGTGATTTGTGCCATCCCTGCTCATGGTCAATGTACGCACGAAGGCCGCACGCATAGGCAGGCGCGGGGAACGTTTCGTTTTTGCCACTTTTCGGGTTGTAGGCGATGAAGTCCGGCCATAAGAGCATCACCTCACGTTCGTTGAATTTCTGGCGGTAGGTAATCGCCTCAGCCATCGTGTTACAGCCGTGACATGAGGCATACACAAACGCGCGCAGTTTACCTGCAATCACGCACAGGGATTTTGTTACAGCCTCCGTGTCCAACTCCGGCGCGGCCAGAATACGCGGACGGTATCCGATGCTTTCATCCTGCTCTGCAACAAGCAGCGCATACATCCCCGTATAGCTGCCGTCATCCTCAGAACCACCGATAACCAGTTGATCCTGCGTCTTTCCGCCTTCTTCTTTGTGTTCAGCCACGCGAACGACGATCACCTTTGTGCTCACCTGGTCTGCGATGGCCTTAAGCGCACGATAAAGCGTCCCCGTTGTCCCGCATTTTCCCAGCACGTCATTGACGCGGGTCAGCAGTGTGGGCTTGTTCAGCGGGAACAGCTTCGCGTCCGCATCATCCGCCGTTGCCACGATACCGATAACGCTGGAATCAACATCGTTAATCGCTGTTACCAGGTCGGTATTTTCCGTAACACGGGCACCATGAAAACGAGTTTCACTCATAGCTTCAGCCCCTTGTATCCGTTAAATGATTCGGCAACAATCATCACCCACCACGCGCGTAATCTCACCCCTGCGCCATTCTCCCGCCACGGCGACAACAAAAAGCAGTAACCCCCTCCGCACGCACATGCGACCATGCCATACAGGGAGGGAACAGATGACCGACACCACCATGCAATTGCTCAGTCAGGGCACAGACCCCGTGAAAATGCCGGATTTTGATATTCTCGCGGAGGGTAAAACGCTGTCAGGCATGGCAGAGCGCCTGATGAGCCTGTCACTGACCGACAACCGGGGATTTGAGGCGGACCAGCTCACCATCACGCTGGATGATGCGGATGGTCAGTTGCAGCTACCGCCACGGGGCGCGCGCCTGACGGTTCTCATTGGCTGGAAAGGAGAACCGCTGACAGAAAAAGGCACTTACATTGTTGATGAAATTGCTCATGAAGGACCGCCCGACAGACTGACCATTTCAGCCAGAAGCGCAGATTTTCGGGATGAATTTAACGTCAAGCGCGAAGTATCTTGGCATGATGTGACCGTTGAACGCGTGGTGTCTGCAATTGCTCACCGATACGGCCTGAAACCGCAAATCAGCGAAATGCTGATGGATATTGAAATCGACCACGCTGACCAGACCGAAGAAAGCGACATGTCCTTCCTTACGCGCATGGCGGAAATGCTGGGCGCAATCACCACGGTAAAAAGCGGCAATCTGTTATTCATCATGCCAGGTGGTGGCGTGAACGCACAGGGGCAGCCGTTGCCCTCGTTCGCCATTACACGCAGCAGCGGCGATCGCCATCAGTTCCGCATTGCTGACCGCGAGGCGTATACGGGGGTACGCGCCTACTGGCTTGATCTTAATTACGGGAAAAAGAAAAAAGTCAGCGTGAAACGCCGCAAACCGCCAAAACCCAAAAAGGAGAAAAGCAGCAGTCGGGAAGGCGACTATATGGAAGGTGCGGAAGGCAACGTGTTTGTGTTACGCAAGACTTATCAGAACGAGCAGGCAGCAAGACGCGCAGCGGCGGCAAAGTGGCAGCAGCTACAACGCGGAGCCGCATCATTCTCCATCACGCTGGCGCGTGGTCGTGCAGAACTCTATCCCGAAATGCATGGCACAGTGACAGGCTTTAAAAGCGAGATTGATTATCAGGACTGGATTATTGCAAAAGCCGAGCACACCATTGATAACAGCGGCTTTACCACGCAGCTTGAACTTGAAGCAAAAATCCCGGAATGGATAGCAGAAACAGAATAAATCTCTTAAAAATATTATTTTTGAGATGTGCTTCTACACTGACAGTAAGAACAAAAGATAATGTATCAGCCCACTAGATGTCAGAGGTTGGGGCATCAACCAGATGCTAACAATAATACGGATGTTTTTCCCACATGACAGAGGAAGTCAAGTATAATCTTCACAGTCCATCCCGTCCAAGGGAATATGACTCAATAGTAAAAGTTCCAGTTTAGTTAGTAGACCCACACTTTATAGAAGAGTAATTCATGATTGGACAATTTTTAAGTGCAACAGAGATTTTAGCAAAGAACTATGTTCGTAATAAAATGGTTAAAAATCCATTTTATTCGAATTTAAAATGGAATTTTATTGAAAAAAACATCATAAGATTAACATCCTCACCGGTTAAATCAGTACTTTGCATATCAGCTTTTTCATTTGTACTACTTTATGTTGGATATTTAAACGAATTATTTATAAAAAATAATCTTTTACATTATTTCCCGTTTAGGCATTCATTAACCGAATGGCAAACAACCATTTTAAGTGGCCAATTGACAATTATTGGTATTGTATACCCCCTTGTTATAGGTTTAGTAAGTGTCTTATTCCAAAAAAAGGCAGATAGAAAAATAGCCCAAACTGCTTATCAGCGTTACTCAGGATTCATGCTTGCTGGACTCAGCGGGCTTTTCTTATCAGGATTTATACTTCTCAGTGTACTAATTAAAACTGTCTTTGGAAGTTATCTTTATGGTATAGCTTGTCTAATCAGCATATTATGGCTTTTGATAAACATAGTTCTTTCTATTTGGTTCTTTATCGTGAGTCTTGAAATTCTTGATGATGTAAAACGGCAAATAATTATAAAGCGATACATTGCCTTCGAAATAGTAATGCCCCATATTTGTAACAAAATCTCAGCCAAGCTTAGGTTATACCCTATCTATCAAAAACATAACTATTCAAATTTAGAAATCAAGCAAGCCGATTACAAAGGAGAATACATATCTGTGGCTAGCGGTTATTCTAAGGAAGATGAGTTAAGTTTATATCACCGTCCTTTTCAACTTACTCTTAATCTTATTAATTGCCAACTAAAAAAGAAGAATCATTTTGCGTCATTTGTCATTGGTGATAATCGTGCAAAAGAAACAGAATCCACGGGTAAGATACTTTTTAGCGTTAAAAATATCAAACCAGACAGCTTATTAATAAAAATACTTAAGCAATGTTTTTATAGGGCTCCGATTAAAGGAGGAGATTTTTCCGTAAGTCTTACAATGCAGGCTATAACAGCAGATACGTATATGTATCTGCGGGATTCTGATCTCATTAGTTTTGACGATGCTATCTCTGCATTAATTAATAACTTTAATAATCTCTGCGATTTGTATTTTTTTCAAGATGATAATACCAACAATAACTTCTTACTGATCACTACAGAATTATTTGAACGGAGTTTTCAATATGAGTTTTCAGATGAAGTTTATAAAATATCAAATAATTCCATGGATAAAATTAATCTTTCTGAAAGATTTTTTGAATTATGTCTTTGGAGCGGAGTGCGTATTATCAATAATAGAAAACATCTTATCAGCAATGAACTTTGTATCTATATGGGAATTACTCGTTCACAATGGTCAATATTAACAGAATGGTTCCGAAACAACCAATCACTCTTAAATGCCTCGCTTCGTTCACGTTATAATCGTATATTAAGAACCTATACCACTGTTTGGGAGCAATATCAAGAAAGCATAAACTTTCGTTTCTGCAATACAGAGAATTCAGATTTATTTGAATTATTTTGCAAAACGCAACTACAAGAACTTCCATCGATGATTATTGATGCAACACAGACTCGCGATCCTTCTACTATTGATACAGCCGTCGATCTTATTAACCGATGGCAGCACTCAATGAATATTGACAGCCATTCGGTAGAAAAATACAGTTACAAAGGCCAGCTTTTTAACCCGGGTTTTTTCATATCCAAAAAACTAAACTTCAATTCAGACAGAGAGTGGTTCAATATTGCCATCATAAATGCGTTGACTGACATGCGTATATGCACATGTCTTTATCTGACATCAAGAATCAATACTTCTGACAAACTAATGACACATTACATTAAACTTATTTTAGAGGGTAAACTTATTGACCAAACCGGTGGATATGAAACTCCCACTGAAGAAATTGATAATGCAAGCCAACTAATCAAGATATTAATTAGAATCTGCCTGTGGACATGGTCTGAAAATATGGAGCATAATGGGTGGATGAATAGTTTAGCAAGGCGTTTACGTGACTATGATAAAACAGACATGGTGATGGGCAGAGTTTACAGTAATGTTTTTGACTGTGGATTTATTGATATGGAACAATCATGGGTTCAGCTATTATTAATTTTTTCTAACAAGAACGATAGCGTATCAAAAGAAATAAAAGAAGCAATAGAAAACAACTATATAACATATCGTGAGAAGCAACGACTCATTGGAGTATTATCAAAAATTTGTAACTCCATCGAATACACTAAAATCAAGCTGACTTTAACATTGGACGATCTCCAAACAAAAAAAGAAAACTTAAGAAAGTTGCTTCAAGAGCATATTAACATGCTAAAGAAAGATCTTGATATGAGACTTCAGGATGCTGCCATAGATGTACATCGACTAGATAGCACTGCACGTAAAACATCAGAACATCTTCGTAAACGCATCAAGAAAACGCTCCCTCTTTCACTTTTCAAATCTATTGATTTTAAGCAGGCTAGCGATTGTTTCACAAAACATAAGATATCTATTAAGATAGATAAAGAACCGTATGCCGAAGGAATAGAATCCATCCCTTATATCAATGAAGGTGATATTCAAGCAGACTTAATTCTCAAGGACATCCAGAGAATAATACTTTCAAATTTATTTAGCACTGGCTGTTCGCAACATACCGTAATAGAAGATTTCAATATGTTGATTGATCACATAAAATCATCTGCTGACTTGGCTGGCAAACTGGTTCTTGTGATGAGTAAAGAGATCTTTCAGCAATATAATCGTATGCTTTTCGATAATCCCAACCTCAGAGAACTAATGAGAAAAAATGATGATGGCTCTATGAACATAACTACTGAATCCGGTACCTGTAAGGTTTACTTCTTACCATTTGTTAATCAACCATTTTCTCTTGTGGTAAAGGATAACTACTTCACTAAATTAATTATTAGAGAATATGATAATAATAAGTTAGTAAATGTCACTTCAGAGAATATCAAAAGTGACTCAGATAAATTCAAGCTAACTCTTAACTATGAGTTGAATATAGTATTTGAAGGAAACGCTGATTTAAAAATAGCTCACTCGCAAAGAGTGACATCAGAATAATATCTTTGACGGCGCTCCTTAGAGTGCCGTTCGTTTATTAACTAATGCTAAAAATCATTATATAGAGAAAGTCATGTTTAAATCTTAGAGAATACAACCTAGAATAGTGCAAGCACTACAATAAGAGAGGTCGCTATGTTCCGTTGTCCGCTTTGTGGCGCATCTGCCCGTATCCGCACCAGTCGTCCGGAAAATGATTCAAACACCGTGAGACAAAAGTATTATCAGTGTAACAATCTAGAATGCGGCGTATGTTTCTCAACACTGGAAGCCTTCCACAAATTCACTTCAAAGCACGTCTCCCCCATTCACTCATCAGAGGGCATCCCGTGGCATGAACTGCCAACTTCACACAGAGGAAACAATCAGATGAGTTTGCCCTTACCTCAGAATTAACGAGCAGAATTGCCGGAGTAACAAAAAAGCGATAGATTACGCGCGGGTGCCTTTCGGCTGATGGTCGGAGGGAATACCTGAAGGCCAGATGTGGAAAGGCCCCGGAAAACATTTTTGTTTAACCGAGGCCCTAACCGTCTACCCTAAGCAAGTGATAGGTTAGCGCCTCCCCGAAAAAGGAGCAAGCGCTATGTCGCAAAAATCGCTTACGGCCATCACGTTCTGCGTGACGGCAATCCTCATCATCTGGATGCTGCACGGTTCGCTGTGCGAAATACGGATGAGCTTCTGGGGAGCGGAGTTTGCGGCGTTCTTACAGTGTAAGCAGTAA